AAAGAATCTGATACATCGTTCACATATGCAGCAAAGAACCCTGGAACCTGGGGTAACGGACTGAAGGTTTGCTACATCGATGATTTTGCAGATCAGACTGTTGGTATCGCAACCACAAGTCTTGCAAACATGGGTGCAACAATTGGATTCGGTGTTACTGCAGCACTCGACAACCAAGTCATCCCTGGAGCAGGTACAACCTCTGGATTCACTGGATTCCTGAAAGGTATCGTTGTTGGTCTTACCACAGATGCAACAGGAGCAGATAGTAAAGTAGACATCAAAGTTGTTTCTCGTGTAGAAACAGTCGGTGGCGGTTCAACCGAAACTAAGATTGATTACCAAGAAGGATTTAATGGTGCTCAATTCGGAACATCTGTTGCACTAAACTTCGTCAATAATTCCGGTGTTAATAGTACAGGACTTGGTGCTGTTGCTTATACTCCTACGACTGCAGTTGACTGGTATGATCAACAAACTCTTGATCTCACCAACGCAACGATTTCTTGGAAATCAATTGCTCCAAGGCCTACCTCAAATGTCTATGTTACCGATAGAAACGGTAAGAATGACGGCATCCACATCGTCGTAGTTGACGATAAAGGAACGATCACTGGAATTAAGGGCAACTTGATTGAGAAGCACACCAACCTTTCTAAGGCTGGAGACGCAATCTCTAATGTCAACGCTCCTCAGAGAATCTACTACAAGGATTATCTTGCAGACTTCTCTGATAACATCTATGCGGGCAATAACCCATCTGAAGCACTTGATGCATACTACTTGACCAATCCAAGAGCGACCGGATTCTCAACTGACTTCACGCCAGTTACAACAGCAGATGGTCTGTTCGGTCTTGATGCACAGAGCACAACGTTCTCCGCACTTGGAAATGTTTCTTACACCTTCGGTGGAGGAAAAGATTATTCCGCAACTGGTGGAATGAGTGCATCACTCGCAAGTTTGATCACTTCCTACAATCTCTTCGAGAACAAAGATGAGATCGAAGTTGATTATCTGATCATGGGTCCTGGATGTTCTACTAAGGAACAGTCTCAAGCAAAAGCAAACAAACTGATTGCACTTGCTAACAGCAGAAAGGACTGCATGGCTCTCATCGGACCACACAGAGGAGATCTGGTTGGCGTTACTAACACAACCACTCAAACTGATAATCTGATTGATTTCTTCTCAACCCTGTCGTCTTCCTCCTTCGCGGCATTTGACTCAGGTTATAAGTATCAATACGATCGATTTAACAACATCTTCCGCTATGTTCCTGCTAACGCAGACGTTGCTGGAATGATTTGCAGAACCGGAATCACCGCATTCCCATGGTTCTCGCCCGCAGGTCAACAGCGCGGTGTTCTTAACAACGCTGTTAAACTTGCATACAATCCAACCAAGGCACAAAGAGATCGTCTCTATCCACAGAGAATTAACTCTTTCGTCACAACACCTGGTATCGGAACAATCCTCTTCGGGGATAAGACCGCGCTTGGTTTTGCATCTGCCTTTGATAGAATCAACGTTCGTCGCTTGTTCCTCACTATTGAGCAAGCCCTGGAGAGAGCAGCGCAAGCTCAACTCTTTGAACTGAATGATGATATCACAAGAGCAAACTTTAGAAATATCGTCGAACCTTTCCTTCGTGATGTTCAAGCGAAGAGAGGTCTCTACGGATTCCTGGTTGTTTGTGATACCAGCAACAATACTCCAGATGTTATTGATAATAATGAGTTTAGAGCAGACATCTTCCTGAAGCCTGCTAAGTCCATCAACTATGTCACCCTCACATTCGTCGCCACCAGAACTGGCGTCAGTTTTGAGGAAGTAGTTGGTAGAGTTTGATTACGATATCTAAATAACAAAAGGAGGATTAACAAATGTCTCACTCTATCGCAGAAATCAAAAAGTCTCTTAATGGGGGCGGCGCACGCCCCAATCTATTTGAAGTTACATTTCCTCAGAATAATGTCTTCACGTTTGAAGGCGGAAGTGACTCCCAATTAGATTCAACAGTTCTTGTAAAAGCAGCTCAACTTCCTGCATCGAACGTCGCTTCAATCGACGTTCCTTTTAGAGGAAGAATCATGAAAGTTGCAGGTGATCGTACATTCGACACTTGGACAGTTACCGTCATTAACGACGTTGACTTTAATTTGAGAACTACATTTCAAAACTGGATGCAAAAAATTGCTCAATATGCTGACGGATCTGGTGAAGCAAATCCGACTGATTATAAGTCAACGGCGGTCGTTAAACAGTTAGGCAGATTAGCGTCAGCCGAAGGCACAACAGCTAAAGCTGGTTTAGAAAGTGTGTATGAGTACACATTCTTTGGTATTTTCCCAACCAACATCAGTGCTATCGATCTTTCATACGATACTGCTGATACGATTGAAGAATTTACTGTTGAATTCCAAGTCGATTATTGGGCACCTACCTTTAATAAAAATGGTAGATCTGTTACTGATAATGTTGATACAACCCAACAGATTCAAGGAACAACCTGATAATTGAGGTGCCCTAAATAAAAGGGACAAATAAATTTGTAATAATGTCGGGTAAGTTATTTGGGTTCTCAATAGAGGACACAGAACCACTATCTCCATCAGCGGTCTCCCCCGTTCCTCCTAATAATGAGGACGGGGCTGACCACTATATGAGTAGTGGTTTTTTTGGTTCTTATGTAGATATCGAAGGTGTATATCGCACTGAGTTCGATCTTATCAAAAGATACCGTGAGATGGCACTTCATCCTGAAGCGGATAGTGCCATCGAAGATATTGTAAACGAAGCTATTGTTTCTGATTCAAACGATAGTCCAGTAGAGATTGAACTTTCAAATCTTAATGCCAGCGATGGTATTAAAACCAAGATTCGTAAAGAGTTCAAGTATATTCTTGACCTTTTAGATTTTGATAAAAAAGCGCACGAAATTTACAGAAATTGGTATATTGACGGGCGTATTTACTATCATAAAATTATCGACTTGAAGAGACCTGAAGAAGGTATTCAAGAGTTGCGTTACATCGACGCCATGAAGATGCGTTATGTAAGGCAGCAAAGAAAAAAGAAGAACGACGGAAGTGCTATTTCTCAGTTGAGAAGCGATAATCCTATGGATTATGACTTCCCTGAAATCGATGAGTATTTCATCTATAATCCAAAATCAGTTTATCCAACTGGCAATCCAGCACAAACTGGTGCAAGTCAAGGAATTAAAATTGCAAGAGATGCAGTCACGTATTGCACATCTGGTCTTGTAGATCGTAACAAAGGATCAACACTTTCGTATCTTCATAAAGCCATCAAATCCATCAATCAACTTAGAATGATTGAGGATTCACTGGTTATCTATAGATTGTCCCGTGCTCCAGAACGCAGAATCTTCTACATCGATGTTGGCAATTTGCCTAAGATGAAGGCAGAGCAATATCTTCGTGATGTGATGATGCGTTATCGCAACAAGCTTGTATATGATGCAAACACAGGAGAAATTCGTGATGACAAAAAGTACATGGCGATGCTTGAAGACTTCTGGCTTCCAAGGCGTGAAGGTGGAAGAGGAACCGAAATTACCACTCTCCCTGGCGGACAAAACCTGGGTGAAATCACTGATATTGAGTATTTTAAAAAGAAACTCTACCGTTCACTTAACGTCCCTCCATCACGAATGGATGGCGAAGGTGGGTTTAACTTGGGGAGATCTTCTGAGATCCTGAGAGACGAACTCAAGTTCACTAAGTTTGTTGCACGTTTGAGAAAGAGATTCTCCAACATGTTTAATGACATGCTGAAGACTCAACTCATTCTTAAAAATGTGATTACTCCTGATGATTGGGAGTCGATGAGTGAGCATATTCAATATGACTTCCTTTATGATAATCACTTCTCTGAACTGAAAGAAGCAGAACTCATGAATGAGAGACTGACTCTTGCAGCAACAGCAGAACCTTATATTGGTAAGTATTATTCTCAGGATTATGTTCGCCGTAAGATTCTGCGTCAGACTGATGTAGAGATTCTTGAGCAGGATGCACTGATTAAGAAGGAAATTAAAGACGGTGTTATTCCTGATCCAACTGTACCTGTAGATCCTGAGACTGGGCAACCTTTAGATGCAGCAACTATGGATTTAGGAAAACCTCAGATGGAACCAGAAATTGATGGTTCCGCTACTGAGGCACCAGAACTGCCCAAGGGCGGTGAAATATAAATACATCTAGTTGTTTACTATACAATTAAATGGATGACCTTTTAGATATGATGATCGCTGACGAGTCACCATCTCAAATTAGCGATGCGATTAAAGATGTTCTCTATGCAAAGTCTGCAGAGAGAGTCGATGCATTTCGTCCTATGGTAGCAAATGCTGCTTTTGGTGGAGAAGGTATTGAAACTGAAGTTGAAGTAGAAACCGAGACCGAAGTTAGTGATGATTCCGTTGAGACCACAGATGGTGTCTGATAATTATAAATAACTCATATTAGGAATTTATAAAGCAAATGGCTACCAGAGCATTAGTACTTGGTAATGAGATTGCAGTTCCAACTGCGGCGGGATCCGCAACTTCTTTTGCACAGGCAACTGTGATTAGAGTTGTTAATGTTTCTGGCAGTACTGGAACCATCGGAGTATGCACCGTTGTTGGTGCTGCTACTACAAACTTCATCACAATCCCAACAGGAACTGTTGAATACGTTGAGAAGAAATCAACCGATGTTTGTTATGGCACTGGAACTATAAGAGCTGCAAAAGTAGGATTCACAGGTTAATCAAATGAAACTCATCAGGGAAGAAATCGAATCAGTAGAGTTCCTTGTCGAACAAAAGAACGGCAAGAAATCTATGTATATTGAGGGAGTTTTCCTTCAGGGTAACATCAAAAACCGTAATGGTCGGATGTACCCTATGGAAACTCTCCGTCGTGAGGTTGGTCGTTATAACGAAAACCATGTTCAAGCAGGTAGAGCACTTGGTGAACTTGGTCATCCCGATGGACCTACCGTTAATCTCGATAGAGTCTCTCATAAAATCGTATCTCTGAAAGAGAATGGATCTAACTTTATTGGTAAAGCAAAGATCCTGAACACTCCTATGGGTAAGATTGCTTCTTCACTTATTGAAGAAGGAGTAAAACTCGGCGTATCTTCTCGCGGTATCGGTTCATTAAAGGCTACCCGTGAGGGTGTTAACATCGTCGGTGATGATTTTATGTTAGCAACTGCTGCTGATATCGTCGCTGATCCTTCTGCTCCCGATGCATTTGTTGAGGGAATTATGGAAGGTAAAGAGTGGATATGGGATGGTGGCATTCTTCGTGAGAAGTATGCAGAAAAAACTTACAGAGAGATCAACACTCTTGTAACCCAGAAACAACTTGACGAGAAAAAGTTAAGTCTATTTAATGATTTCCTTGCGAATCTTTAATTTTATAAATAAATATAGTTTTAATACGGAAAAAACGGAGAGTTAAAATGTCTCGTGGCAAAAAATTACAAGAAATGGAAGTAAAGACACAGCAATCCCGCACCGCTGTTAATGCTGGGGCAAAGCCTGCTGATCCTATGCCTAAAATGGGAGATCCAGGTACTCAGTTAGCGAGTGTTGAGGATCTTGGCGGTCCCACTCCAGAAAACTACAAACCTGATGATGATTCAGCTAAGCTGAATACACCTGGCGGAACCCTTAAGCAAGTTAAGGACGTAGTAACCAAAGGCGCAAAAGCCGCAGACCCCATGAAGAAAATGGCAAAGGAAGAAGAAGAACTCTCCGCCGAAGAGACCATCGAAGAGGAAGAAGTTTCCACTGAAGATGTTGTCGCTGAGGAAGAATCCGTAGAAGAAACTGCAGAATATGATATCGAAGAGGACGTAAATGCTCTCCTCGGTGGTGAAGATCTCTCTGAAGAGTTCAAAAACAAAGCAAAGACCATCTTTGAAGCAGCAATTAATGCCAAAGTTGCTGAAGTTAAAGAAGGACTGGAAGCACAATACCAAGAGAAGCTCGCTGAGGAAATCGAGGCAGCAAAAGAGTCACTCGCTGAGCGTGTTGATTCTTATCTTGAGTATGTTGCTGACGAGTGGTTTGAAGAGAACGCACTCGCAGTCGAAGCTGGTCTCAAAACTGAGATGACCGAATCATTCCTTGAAGGAATGAAGGGTCTTTTTGAAGAACATTATGTAACTATTCCTGAAGATAAGTATGATGTGCTTGAGAGCATGGTAGAAAAATTAGATGATATGGAGACAAAACTCAACGAGCAAATTGAGAAAAACATCTCCCTCAACGGTCGTCTCTCAGAGGCAACTGCTGATGGAATCCTGGATCAAGTCTCTGAAGGTCTCGCGCAGACTCAGAAAGAGAAGCTCGCCTCACTTTCCGAAAGTGTAGAGTTTGAAAGTGAAGATCAATATCGTGAAAAGCTGGAAACACTCAAGGAGTCGTATTTTACCTCCAAGAAAGAGTCTTCCGCTGCTAAGACCGAAACCCTCTCTGAGGGTGTAGATCACTCTGGATCAGAGTCCCACTCTGATACCATGGCTGCATACCTGAGAACTCTCGGTTCTTTTAGCAAGAACAACTGAATTTAACATTAAATCAAACGTAACCTTACCCTTTTAAAAGCAAATGTTCCAATCAGAGCATCTGCAGGAAAAGTGGGCACCTCTCCTCAATCATGAGGGTCTTGATCAAATCAAAGATTCCCATAAGAGAGCAGTAACCGCTGTCCTGTTAGAAAACCAAGAAAAATTCCTCCGTGAGCAATCCTCCTTCGAGCAAGGTGGAATGCTGACTGAGCAACCAACCAACCAAGTTGGTAACGGTGGTTTCACCGGCTCCGCAACCGCAACTGGACCTGTTGCTGGTTTCGACCCCGTACTGATCTCCTTGATCAGACGCTCCATGCCTAACCTGGTCGCATATGACCTGGCTGGCGTCCAACCTATGAGTGGACCTACTGGACTCATCTTCGCGATGCGTTCCCGCTACACCAACCAGTCTGGCACCGAAGCATTCTTCGACGAAGCAGATACCGCATTCTCTGGACAACCTAAAGGTCTTGATGATGCTAACGGCTTCACTGGTGCTGCTGCTGGTTTGGGTACTACCTCACAGACAGGTACTAACCCCGCAGTTCTGAACCCAACTGGCAGTGCAGATAAGACTGCATACAACGTCGGTCAGGGTATGCGTACCGACTCCGCCGAAGCACTCGACGGAACAGGTGCTAACGCATTCAACCAGATGGCATTCTCGATCGAGAAAGTCACTGTAACCGCTAAGTCCAGAGCACTCAAAGCTGAGTACTCCTTGGAACTGGCACAAGACCTTAAGGCAATCCACGGTCTGAACGCTGAAGCGGAACTCGCAAATATTCTCTCTACTGAGATTCTTGCTGAGATCAACCGCGAAGTCATCAGAACCATCTATAAGGTTGCTGAACCAGGTGCTGCTGCTAACACTGCTACTGCTGGTGAGTTTGACCTGGATATCGACTCCAACGGACGTTGGTCTGTTGAGAAGTTCAAGGGTCTTCTGTTCCAAATCGAGAGAGATGCGAACGCAATCGCACAAAGAACTCGTAGAGGAAAGGGCAACATCATCATGTGCTCTGCTGACGTTGCGTCTGCACTGACCATGGCTGGTGTGCTCGATTACACCCCTGCACTCAACGCTAACCTGAACGTTGATGACACCGGTAACACCTTCGCTGGTGTTCTCCAAGGTAAGTATCGTGTCTATATCGATCCTTATTCGGCAAACGTCGCTGCTAACCAGTACTACGTTGTTGGTTACAAAGGTTCTTCACCTTACGACGCAGGTATGTTCTACTGCCCATACGTTCCTCTTCAGATGGTTCGTGCCGTTGGCGAGAACAGCTTCCAGCCAAAGATCGGATTCAAGACTCGCTACGGTATCATCGCAAACCCATTTGCACAGGGTACTTCCCAGGGATCTGGCGCTCTTACGAGCAACAGCAACCGCTACTACCGTCGCGTTACTGTCAAGAACCTCATGTGATTCATTTTCACAAGGTTATACGAGAGGGTCTTCGGACCCTCTTTTTTTGTATCTAAATAAGAATGTAGAGAACTAAGTACGATGCCTTTTCACATTAAAACCCCAAGTGTTTTGAATCCAACTATCGGTGATGTATATTATAAAGGTGGTAATTCCTGGACTGATCTGTATGATGACAGAAAGGTTTATGAAAATGAAGCAGATGCTAATGCGGAGAAAGCAACCACTGTCACCAAGAATGGTGTAACTTACACTCCTAAGCACTTTGCCAACGCCACTGTTGTTAGTGAATAATCATGCCAGCTAGAGACGGTATATCTGAAGCTAGATTAGGAACTCCTATTTTAAATAGGAACTTCCTATCACCCACTGGATTTAAATTTGCTCTTAAGAGAAGTCCAGGGGTTGCTTTCTTCTGCAACCAAGCAAACATACCATCTCTGGATCTTGGTATTGCAACTCAACCATCTTACCTCAAGGACGTTGATGTTCCTGGAGATAAGATTCAGTTTGGAGATTTGACTCTAAGATTCTTAGTTGATGAGGATCTTACAAACTACATGGAACTACAAAAGTGGATCCGTGGACTTGGTTATCCAGAATCAGAAAAAGATATTAGAGACTTTCAAAGACTTGGAAAGGGTGATGTTGGTGGAGCATATACTAAAGAAGGATTAAACATCTATTCAGATGCTACACTGCAAATCCTTAGTAATAATCTTGTTCCTAAGTTTCAAGTTACTTTTAGAGATGTATTTCCATATACGCTATCAACTGTCACTTTTGATGCAACTGATACAGATATCGAGTACTTTACAGCAGACGTAAGTTTCAAGTATACTATCTATGATATAATAGATATGAATGGCAATCCTTTATGATCGACCTTGATGCACTTCAAGGAATGTGGGAAAAAGATTCTAAGATTGATATGGACAACCTTCATACGGAGTCCACAAATATTCCCACTCTCCATGCGAAGTACTTTGAATTATATAATACCATCTTTTTGATGAGAAAGAAAGCTGAGCAGCAGAGAAAGAATATCAGACATGAACGTTACGAATACTTCAGTGGTAAAGCAGACCCTGACGTATACATAGAGAATCCTTTTCCAAAAAAGATTCGTGACAAGGATACGATGCAAAAATACCTTGACGCTGACGAAAAATTGTCTACAGTGTGTTTAAAGATAGACTATTACGATACGATGTTGGTATACATCGAAAGTATTTTAAAACAAATTACAAATAGAACTTACCAAATTAAAAACGCAATAGAGTTCATGAGGTTCAACGCAGGACTGGGGTAATGGAAGAAGAACAGTATTACCATTTAGAACTGCCAATTCAAGCAGTTCGTATTATCCACACAGGTCTTTCTCAGGCATGTCAAAAATGGTCGGGCGGAGATCCTGTGGAACAAGAAGATTTGTTAGCTATGAGAGATCATTTTTATAGAATTATGTTAGAACATAGGTTCAGTAACATGTAATAAATATTCGTAGATGAATGGGTCTACGTGATTGACACTAGTGTAAATCTTGTTATATCTAAATCAAACGAAGTATTTTTAAAAATTAATACCGAACCTCATATTGAATATGAACTTAGAGACCACTTTAAGTTTGAGGTTCCGAATGCAAAATTTATGCCACAGTATCGTGGTAGAAACTGGAACGGAGAGATACATCTCTTTGATATGCGTTCCAAACAAATCTACGTCGGTCTGTTAGATAAGATTGTATCTTTCTGTGAGAACTATGGATACAGTTATAAGTTTGAAGACAATAAATTCTACGGAACTCCGTATGAGGAGAATGAGTTTATTTCTTTTGAAGGAGTCAAGGATTATATTAAATCTATTTCGGTCCACGAGCCACGACAATACCAAGTCGAGGGAGTATTCGATGCTCTAAGACACAACCGAAGACTATTGATATCTCCCACTGCGTCAGGCAAATCTCTGATGATTTATTCATTAGCAAGATATTACGCTGAGCATGGGAAAAATATTCTGGTAGTTGTTCCCACGACCAGTCTGGTAGAGCAGATGTATAAGGACTTTGAGGAATATGGCTGGGACGTTGAGACCCACTGCCATAAAATCTATAGTGGTCGCGAGAAGAATGATAATCGTCCAATTGTCATAACAACATGGCAATCTATCTATAAGTTAGAAAGAAGTTGGTTTGAAAGATTTGAAGTTGTGATCGGTGATGAGGCTCACTTATTCAAATCCAAGTCACTCATTCAAATCATGACCAAGTTACACCATGCAAAGTATAGGTTTGGATTTACAGGAACTTTAGACGGCACACAGACGCATAAGTGGGTCTTAGAGGGATTGTTTGGTCCGTCATATAAAGTAACAAGAACTGATGAATTAATGAGACAAGGGCACTTATCGCAATTGGATATTCAGTGTCTTGTTCTTAAGCATCCACCACAAACATTTGAAACATATAATGATGAAATTGAATATCTTATCTCACATGAACAAAGAAATCGTTTCATTAAAAATCTAGCACTAGATCTTAAAGGGAACACGCTTATTCTTTTCGCAAGAGTCGAAGCTCATGGACAGGTACTCTACGATCAGATAAATAAAAACAAGCGAGATGACCGTAAGGTATTTTTTGTACATGGCGGTGTAGATGCAGAGGAGAGGGAATTAGTACGAGAGATTACAGAACGAGAAAACAACGCTATCATCGTTGCCTCCTATGGAACTTTTAGTACAGGTATCAATATTAAAAAACTCCATAATGTTATCTTTGCCTCTCCAAGTAAGTCCAGAATCCGCAATCTTCAAAGTATTGGACGAGTTCTTAGAAAAGGAAAAGACAAAGTAAAAGCAACACTGTATGACATTTCAGATGATTGCTCAACAAAGTCCAGAAGAAATTACACACTCAATCATTTCATAGAAAGAATCAAAACATATAATGAGGAAAACTTTAACTATGAGATAATCACTATTCAATTAAAGGTATGATAGAAGACGATTTTTACTGTACAGTCAAATTAAAATCAGGCGAAGAGATCTTTGCCAGAGTAGCTGCTTCCGAAGAAGAGGATAGAACCATGCTGTTGGTTTCTCATCCAATCATCGTAAATGAAATCAAAGGAAGAATGGGAGTAGTAGGATATAAAATTGAACCATGGTTAAAGACAACAACTGATGATATGTTTGTTGTCAATCTAGAAGATGTATTAACTATGTCTGAATCTACAGATATAGAAATGATAATGATGTATCAAGATTATATTCGTTCATCTGAATCTGATAAGAACTCAACCAATCAATCAAGCATCGACCGTAAGATGGGTCGTCTAGGAAATGTAAATGACGTAAAAGAAATCCTAGAGAAGATTTATAATAAAACTCAAGAGTAATATAGCCTCCTTATCAACCTCCACAAAGGTATTCTATCTGGTATTTGAAATGTGTCAAGTCCTCTTGTCACTTCGTCATTAAGGTGATATAATCTATACATATTATGAGATAAACTTATGATACCGAATATGACCAAAAGAAAAAGGTCTGAACACTACGTCAACAATAAGGAATTTCTCGCTGCACTGATTGAGTATCGTAATGATGTTGAAAACGCATTCATTAAGAAGTACGGTAGAGAACCTGAGAAAGTTGATCGCGCTTCAAGATGGGATACAAAACCACCAATTCCACGCTATATTGGTGAGTGTTTCTTGAAGATCGCAAATCACTTGTCCTTCAAGCCAAACTTTGTGAACTACATGTTTAAGGAGGACATGATCTCAGATGGAATCGAAAATTGCGTTCAGTACATTCATAATTTTAATCCTGAGAAATCCCAAAATCCTTTTGCTTACTTTACGCAGATCATTCATTATGCGTTTCTCCGCAGGATCCAAAGAGAGAAGCGTCAACTAGAAATCAAGAATAAGATTATTGAAAAGTCAGGGTACAGTGAAGTGTTTGACGACAACAACACCCTTGACGGATCGAACTATTCCGACTACAATCAAATCAAAGATAACGTGCATTCCAAGCTCCGTAGTTAATGAAGATTGCAATCATCACTGATCAACACTTTGGTGCTCGTAAGAATTCAAAGTTGTTTCACGACTACTTTCTGAAGTTTTATAATGATGTCTTTTTCCCGTACCTAGAGGAGAATGGCATCACCACCATCGTTGATATGGGTGATACCTTTGATAGTCGTAAAGGTATTGATTTTTCTGCTCTAGCATGGGCGAAAGACAATTACTATGATCGTCTCAAGGACATGGGAATTCATGTTCATACGATCGTAGGAAATCACACAGCATACTATAAGAATACAAATGAAGTAAATGCTGTAGATCTTCTTCTGCGTGAGTATGATAACGTAACTGTTTATTCTGAGTCAACGGAAGTTAAACTAGATAAACTTAACGTATTGTTTATTCCATGGATCAACAAAGAAAATGAGAAAACTACTTTCAAACTTATTCAAGGTTCAACTTGCAAGATCGCGATGGGGCACCTTGAGCTCAACGGATTTAGAGCTCATCGAGGCTGCATCATGGATCATGGTCATCCGGGCGAGTTATATTCAGAGTTCACCAAGGTCTTCAGCGGTCACTACCACACTAGATCGGATGATGGACGGATCTATTAC